AGCCGTCAGGGTCGCCTGATGTTTCGCCGAGAATTGTGTTTTTAACACTTGCGAAAGCTTCTTTCTTTTCGCCGCTTTGCATTGCTTTAAATTGCTCGGATTCGACAAACTTAGTACCCATCGATTCAGTAATTGGCTGCTCTTGGCCAAATGCGCTCATTTTTTGTTGCATATCCAAAGCTTTGGCACTCATGGCCTCTACTTTTTCAGTCAGCTCTGCCACTGTTTCCATCTGCTCTTTAAACTGCGAGCGAACTTCTTCTGTGGCCTTGCCTTGCTCAGAAACCTGGGTCTCGTATTGCGCAAAAACGCTTTCTGCCTGATCTTTTACCTGCTCAAGCAACATTTCGGCATTTTTAATAGCCGGGTTATCACCAGTATCGCCATCGGATTTGACGCGGCGACCTTGGTATCTTTTCTGCATGTTTGTATTCATGTTTTGTTTACCTATAAAGTTAAAAGTTAATTTTCAAATTCGCACAGTCTAATGTAGTGACGTCATCGTCGCGATGTACGCTTTTTACTTGGCTGATTAGTGCTTTTGCAGCCATTGCACTGAGATTGCATTCGTCCCGAATGAAACTCTCAATTTCTCTGATGCTTCCCAGCTGGCCAATAGCATCTTTAATAGTGCCAACTGTTGCATGAATATCGGCCGGTTCTTCTACCACCGATATTTCAAATAATTGTATTTCGTACAAGTCCTGGCCGCCGGTGTCGTTGTCCTCGGCCTTGACTGGAACGTAACCAATGGACAGCCCATCAATTGCGCCATGCTTTAAACTTGCATAAACATTTTCAGCTGTGACGTGTCCAGGCGTAAGCTCGCCTTTTACCCACAAGCCGACTTCGTCTTCTTTTAGTTCAAGCCATTTGCCAATAACATCTCCCCAGTGATTCCAGCGCATTTTAATGCTGCGGTTTCTGTTTTCTGGGTTTATTGTTTTCGCATACGCGCCGGGGAAAACCGTGTCGCCATAACTGTCCACATTGCCAAACTTTGACGCATAGCCTTGGAATATGCGACTGCCGTCCTCGTTGCTGAACTCAAAGTCTTTGGCCTGCGTCTGCAGCCACTGTAATTTCTGCATTTTATTGCTCCGTATTATCTTGGTTTGAAATTGTTTGTAAAAGCTCTGCAAGCGGTTGCAGTGCTGAATTCATGTAAAGGCTATCGCCATCAGGATGAGGCTCAAGCTTACGCTCTGCCCTGGCTTCGTTTGGCGTTGTTATGCCTGAATTGATTTCTTTTTGCTGCGCTTCTGCCAGCTCTGAGCGCGATAGCCTGGTAAGCTCATCAAGCTTAAACGCGACTTTTGTTTTCTGTATTTTTTCAACCGGATGCAAGTTTACAACCATTGAATTTTCAATATTTTTCAGCCTGGGTATAACTGACAACTTAAGCCAACCAGAAACGATTTCACCAATACCAGTTCCCCAGCTTGATGAAGCAGCTGTATCGTTAATCAAAACCGATGGCACATCCATAAACCTGGCAATCTCTTCTACGCTAAAGCGCCGGGTTTCCAGCAACTGAATATCGCCCGGGTTCATGCCGACTGATTGATATTTCCAGCCGCTTTCTATTGTCATGAGAACGTTTTCTTTCCCTTCTTTTAGCGCCGCAAACTCATCTTTTAACTGCTGTTTTTGCTCTGCTGTAAGTTCAAGTTCGCTGTCATAGGTAAGAATTCCGCTTGGCTTGTTTGCATTGTCCATAACCTGCAGCGCCCGCTCCTCTGATGATAAGCCGAGGCCGATTGCGTTTGCGCCATACTGTAGCGCAGACATGCCAATAACGCTATTTCCAAAAAGTTTTAAATGCCAGATTTTATCTTCGTCGATAATCTTTGTTCCGGTGTCTTCGTTGTAAGCATAAACGCGCTTTCCACCTTTTAAAATCTTAACCGTCATCTGCCCTGAATACAGCGGCAAAATGCTTATAATCTGGCCATCTTTTTGCCTGTCAATCATTGCGTATGCGTTGCCATGCGACATCAGATTCATGATTAAGGTTTCGAAAAACTCGGTTTTTGTTTGGTATCTGTTTGGCCTAAAATCGAACAACATTTTAAGCTTCGATGCATCATCTGCTTTCCACTCTTTGCCAGACTTTACGAAGTACTCGATTGGCAGTGAAGCAATCACCTGCGCCCACAATCTAACCGCAGCAAAGAACGCACTTGTCTGCAGCGCAGAATCGAATGACGGATTTTTCCCGCGCTTGAATGCATTTCGCAGAGGACCTGAATATTGATATCCTGGGTTATCGCCTTGACTGGATGCGAAAAATCTGCCTATAAAATTGAATCTCATAATTTGACCGAGGTGATGTTTCCTATTATATCATCGAATGATTTTGGTTTTTTGTATTTGATGGCCATACCGAAACACATAATCAGCGTCACGATGTCATCAATCTTGTTTTTGCTTTTTGCCTTATCAGGTTTCATGTTTGCGTTGTCATCGTACTTAACAACCAGGTTATCCGCGCACCAATTTAATATCGGGTCGTTGTTGTGGTTTAATTCTTCGTTCACGTAAACCTCTTCGAATTTTTTTATGGCCGGGTGATAAGACTTGCTGCCCTGCCTGAATATTTCGAACGGCACTCGGGCGCTTTCTAGCTTGGTAATTAACTCAATGGCATTCCATTCGTCAACCGCTAATTTTATAAGCTTGAATTTTTTCTTAATCCACAATATTTTTTCCAATATTGCTGGCTGGTCTATGGTGCGACCTTTTGTTTGTATCAGGTAACCTTCTTCAATCCAGCCCCCGTAAAGCTTTGTTCCTGTTTGTGTTTGGTGATAAACGCCCTCCTTCGGCGCATACCTAAAGCCAAAAGTAACATATCCTCCGTCATCTTTTTCAAACAGCAAGCGGACGGAAGTCAAATCGCGCGTCGCGGATAAATCCACAGCCGCCCAGCATGGCTTGCCAAAGTAATCATCAATCTTTTCTAGCTGCTGACCACACTTGCTCCAGTGCTCAAGGTTTACAAAGCTGGATGCACTTTCGCTTGGTATATTTACCTTTTTGACTTTAAATTCGGCGCGTTTGCCTGGCATGTGCTTGGCTTCAATTGCAAGCTTTCGCATTTCTGGCAAGAGGTACGGATTGACGCCCATAAGCGGGTTCGCCTTTGGCCAGCAACTTTCGTCAAAAATGTCGTCGTCTTCGTCGATGCTAAAATGCAAGTAAAAGAAATGCTCAGCCTTTACCACACCGTCAAGCACCTGGAATCCGAACTGCCTTAACTCAGGCCACGGCGCATCGCCCAGATTATATCCTTCCGTGGTAACAAACAAAAACAAAGTTTCTGCTCGGCCGCCTGTTGCTGATTTTAAGACGTTTATTAAATCGCCGTTTTTATGGGCATGAATTTCATCAATCAAAACCGCATAAGGGTTTAGCCCGTCCTGGTTTGATGCCAGCGCGTTAATTGGTTTGAATACTGAATTGTTATCGTACCCAACAATTGAGTTCGCAAAGGTTTTGCAGTTAAATTCTTCCTGCAGGTCAGGCGTCATATCGACCATTGCTTTAGCAATGTTCCAAATTAATCTAGCCTGGTCTCCGGTGGTTGCTGCGCTCAACACTTTTGCGCCCATTTCGTCGTCTGCCAACATGCAATATAAGCCAAGCGGCGCGAGGACTGTTGATTTTGCGTTTTTGCGTCCGCTGCACCAAACGGCATTCGAGAACCGGCGTGTGCCATCCGACCTCTTTCTAAATCCGAAAACATTTACTATGAAAAAAATCCACGAATCATCGAGCTTAATTAATGGGTCATCCCATGTGCCTTCAACATGCGGCATTTGCTCGACAAACCAACACGGGTCTTCGGCCAGCTCGCAATTAAAAACAAAATCGCTGTCTGGTTGTCTGGCTCGGCGTAAATCGTCCAGAAATCTTTTACATGCTTGCTTGCTCCGCTTACCATGCTTGCCGTCATGCTGTGCGCTTCTGGCATAATTAAGAGCGCGCCGAATGTACTCCATTTACTTTCGCTTTCGGCTGCTGAAGCGGTTTGTTTTTTTGGTTTCCGGGTTGCCACGAAGTTTTTCACGCGATACTGTACTTAGGCCAAACTCGGAAGCAAACGCTTTATACTGCGTGTACATGCTCATGGATGGCGTTTTCCCCTCCATGTAGCACAAAATTATTTTAACTTGCAAGGCGCTTAACATGGCCAGCATATCGATATCGCCATCAGTAAGCAGCTGCAGACCGACCAGAATTTTTGCTTTTTCGTTAAACGTGGCGACCATGCTATAACAGTCGTCATCCATTAAATTTTCTTTGTCCAAATCGAAAAGCCACTTCGGCGGCGCTGGGATGTGCGTTAATTTTTCAGCCTGTACGCCATCAGGGAGCATCCGGTTTTTATTCCGGTCGCCGTGCATTTCGCGGATGTTGTTCGGGTTGGCTTTGCGCCCCATAATCACACATTCTGGTCGTGGTTTAAAGCCATATAATAAAGCTTTTGCGCGATTTTGTAAAATTCTGTGAATATACAAAAACCTCTGGAGCGCACGTCCC